ATAAAAAATACTTATATGTCTTTTGAAAAATGTAATCAAATAAAAAAGAGTGTAAAACCTTTTTTTATGGTTTGGCTATAAAAAATTGTATTTGATGTGCGTTATATGATAAAAATGTGTATAATTAATTTCCTCTATATATCTTGTGGATAGATACAAATATTTTGCGATTTAAAATTATTTGTAATAATACCTTTTGGACAATAATATTTTCGTGTTTTATTTTTTTTATTCCTTATTTTATTATTTCCTGCGCTCATTTCAATAGGAAATTGAATAATCCAATTTTCATTATAAAATACATCTTTTAGTATAAACTTCATAAATTGTTCAACCCATTGCCCAACTAATCTACAACGGTCTTTTTTGGGTATAGATTGTAAAAAATCATTAAAATTATTTTTGTTATTATAATATTCATATAATTCAGTCATATCTTCTCCTCTTTTATCAAATATGGAAACAAACCTATCAAAATTCATATTTGTTTTGAATTCTGGTGAATATAAAAATTCGTTCACCAATGTTCTATATTGTTGATGTCTAACTTCATCTTTTTGTTTTGCGTTAAAATATTTTTCGTACCATGTTTCACCATTAAATAATATAGAAAAATAGTATAACGGCATAGGTTTAACATATGTTCCTTTTTTTCTAAATCTTGACCCTTTTTTTAATTCTTCTTCTGTAGCACATTCAATATTGGATTTATCATCAAATTTTATATGGGTCAGACTTGGTAATTCATTATAAACATAATTTAATAATGTTTTTATCATAATAATTGCCCCACTTCCTTTTTCTAATGGTCTATTCAACGAACACTCTGGGTCACTTAATAGAATTGGCATAGTAGCATCCACTGGTTTATTATTTTCATATATCACTGAAATATTTACACAATCTGGATAAGTTCCTCCAATTTTGAAATTTCGGCTATATATTTCAGTTTTATCTCTTGAAAATAATGTATTATCTATTATTTGAAATCTATATGACCCTGATGTAACCATTATTTTTTTACTTCCATCCATAATATTATACATATAGAATATATTTTAACTCCTTTTTACGTATTCGCAAAATTTCATTTTTTCATTACCAATAATATCTTCATTATAATATATAATGACTTTACCATTCTATGTATATTTTATTCCTTTAATCGCAGTATTTATATATTTTTTTTACCAAATTAGCAAATATGGATTTTTAGGATATTACAGACATAAACAAGAAAGAAGCAAACAAAAACTTGATAGTATAAAAAAATATACAACATAGACTATTTACGATAAATTACTTATATTGATAAGGCATTTACCACCAAATATTGATTTGTGTTCTTTTTCTTCGTTATCCACATTTCCACAAGAACTACTATCTTTAGGTTCAAATACTCTTTTCCAAGTCTTATCTTCATTCCAATCTATCATCATATTCGTATAATTTTTACTATCTATTTCGCGAATTCTATAATTGGACTTTTTATAAAATCGTCTACGTTGTGCCCATTGGTTTTGGAAAATATCGTGACTATCAATAATATCCACAATAATTGGTTTTTCGTGTTTTACTCTTAAAATTCGGCCAACAGATTGTGTAATATCCGTTTTAGGCGTTACCATTACTAATGTTGAAAGTGTTTTTATATCTAATGCTTCGGCAGCCATAGCATAAGTCGCCAAGACAATTTGTTTGGTTTCGGTTTGTTGTAAATTAGATTGTTTCATACCACCTACATAATAACCAACACTTGCTATTTTTCTATGTTCTATTCCATCATATAAATAAGTCAATAGAGACCGATTATGACATAGTACCATGATTTGTTTTTCGGGTTCTTCTTCTATTAAATCGCCTATTATTTTCACAATAAAATCACTGCGACGGTTATAATCACATAATTTTACAATCATAGTACTATATTTCGGATTACCGCGAAAATCCAAGTCTGTTTCATTGAATAAAGGGTCATCTGTTTTATATTGTATTGCCCGAACACATACAGGGTCGTCACTTTCTCGCGTTTCACTATATATTTTATCGCCAATAAACATATATAAAACCCTTGTTAATTTATCTTTACGGTCAACTGTTGCGGATATTCCTAACATATATGGAGTAATGGTTTTAAATAATGTTCGTGAAAATTGTTCGCTTCCAATTCGGTGTACTTCATCTATAATAGTTAAACCAAAACAAGAAAACGCATCCGCAGGATATTCTTTATCATATAATGTTTGAACCATACCGATGACTATATCGTTTCCTTTGACGTCAAATACTTGTCCTTGAATTTTACCGACAGTTGCGTTTGGTAAGAATTCTGCTATTCTTTCTATCCATTGATTCATCAAAAATTCTTTATGCACGATTATGAGTGTCTTTTTTTTTAAAAGTGAAATTATTTTTAATCCCATGACTGTATTATGTGTAACTGTAAAATCACCCAATACAAAACGGTGGTTTCCATCTATTTCAAACCCATAATAATCACTTGGTTCTAATATATTGACATCAAATGAATAAGATAATGAAGAAATTTGTAAAGAGGAATTTTCATAATTTTCTATTTTTCGTATTTTCGTTGGAATGTCGTTTAAATTAGCATATTTCGTATTTTTAATTTGTATTATATCGTATTTAGAATATTTATCTACATCAAGACAAATAATATCAAATCCTAATGACCTTGTTAAAAATAATACAATGTTTTTGATAAGAAATATATTATATTTGCGAACATTTGAACTATTCAAATGGGAATATTCAATCCGAATACAGTACTTTGTTTTATCTGGATAATTTAATCTATCTACTAATCCAGCTAATATTTCGTATTGAATTTTTCGCGAATTACATATATAATCGTTTATAATATCTAAATTATCATATACATTGTATCCTAATAAATAGGGTTCAATGTGGTAACTATTATTAATTTGTATTTCATTAAAATATATTGGAGTACGATAACTTAATAAATTATTTTTTTCAGGATGTGATAAATATTCTTCAATGGATAAATCAAATATTTCATTACTAATAGAATGTTTTAATGATAATATATGGCTCATATTTGTGATGAATTTATTTTCAGTTCCAAATTGTTTAATTTCCACCATTGTTTCTTTGCCACGAGCTAAGGATAATACATTTCTGGGTTTAGAGTCATCACCCATTAATACATCACCAACTACTATGTCTTGAACCATTTTGATAGTTCCATCGTACATCAAAATAGGCGTATCTTTTCCTAAACATTTACCGCGTCCACACGGAACCTCCAATATACCACCTGACCCATTATGCTGATAACCATTACAAATCGGTTTAGAAACATAATCCATGTAGACATTTATAATATTATCCTGATAATCGCGCAAAGGTTTTACAAATTCTAATGAAATATCATCACCTTGTTGTATTTCAGATTTGTTCGGCATACCATAACGCGAAATTCCATAAAAACGCGGTATATAAATCTTATTACTATTTTCACGATAAACTGGGAATGCGTTTGCTTCATCGTTGTTTGCCCCATAATTTACACCCATTATAACGGGTTTAACAAATAATTCTTTGTATAATTCATCCAAGTCTTCTTTAGATAAAATAGATTTTGGAATGGTATAACCCTTTTTTCCGAGGTATGATTGAGAACATATGGAATTCTTATATTCGGGTGTTATAATAGGCTTATCTGTTATAATATTGTCTTTTTTTTCAAATTTTTTTGATGTTTTTTTATAAACAAATGGTTTTTTGAAATTATTCATCCTAATATATTCTATTATATTTTTAATTCATTTATAATTTTATTTAGCGTATAAATCAATTTTTTGAATTTTATAGAGAACTTTATACAAATAATATATATTATTATTTTATATATGCAATTTACCAATCCATTCAAATCGTTTTCAAGTTCTATAAATATGATGTCATCCCCATTTAAATCTTTTTCATTAGTTGAATTAACTTTATTGGTAATTTTTGTCATTTATTTAGTATTACCGATTGAAACACCATCATTTTTAGTAGGTTCTGTTAATTCACCAATTACATTAGCAGTAATTTTTGCTGTAACTGTTTATTTATTTGTTTATTCCAATCCTATTTTAGCCATATTATACATTTTTGTAGCATATGAACTTTTACGCCGTAGTTCATCATTTAAACCAATCACAATGATGCAATATACTCCTACACAAGAAAAAAAGAACAATGATTTACGTGCTATGAACCCACCACAAGAAAAATCATTAGAAGAAGAAGTTGTTGATAAGATGGCTCCTGTAGGCAAAAGTGATGCCAGTGTATATTTACCAAGCACTTATAAACCAGTTAGTGAAAAACTATCAGGTGCTTCAATGGTGTAAAAAAATTGAAAAATATTGATATGATAATTATTTATTATATCAATTGGCTTGTTAGTGTATTAGAAAATGAAAAACGAAAATAATTCAGAAAGAAATATTGGAAATAGTTTCCCTTATAAAGTGGGAAGTGTTTTGTTTGTCATTCTGATTATATTTATAGTATTTATTGTGCTATGAATTATGAGTGCTATGACTTAGGAATAGGATTAGTTTCTAATTTGTATAGATTTAAAACAGCAATTAATGATGAAGGAATTACAACAAATAATGGTAAAAACCAACATAAAAATAAAAATGTTGTATGATTAAGTGTTCTAATACCCCAGCGGAAAATAATTAAAAAAATATATGTAAATGTTAAAAATCCTCCAACCATAGCCCAATTCTTAACATCTTTTTTATTGTCTTTGCCAACAAATGCTTCACCTAAAAAGCTACCTATATCACCTAAGAATTTTAATATATCGTTTAACTTTTTAGAACTTACATCTTTTTGGTCATATTTTTCAATATCAAATAAATCTTTATTTATATAACCTTCTTTAAAATACCCAGATGATTTATTGAAAGCTATAATCGCCATAGACAAAATACCAAATATAAATAAATAGACAGTGTATTGTAAATAATTATAATTTTTACTTGATATACTAAATAAGAATGAAAATCCAATTATTAGTGATGAAAAAATGGATAAAAATAAATCAACAGTAATATTTCTTATATGTTTTCCTGCATCAACCCCGTTATTCGGTAATTTTGTAACAATAATTGAATTATCTTCAATCAATCTATTAATATTATCAACCACAACTCGTTTATACATAATTGGAACGCCAAAATAGGTTGTCAGCAATAATATAAAAACCATCAATAATTGTATGGTCATTTTCATAAAATCCAATTTTCCCCAATCTCTTGTATATTCACTCTGTATTGGAACATTGTAAGTAGCAATTGTTTCGGCACTTTCACCTGTAGGGGTACAATCAATATAGATTTCTTCTTCACCACGTTGAGAAATATTGGCTTTTGGCAAAACAATATAATTGGCGTTGTAGTTAGAAAATAAATTATTTGCCCCAATTTTATTCTTAAGTAAGATATCATAACTATTTTGATTTAAATAAATAGGTGTAGTAAAAATCATAGCAGTTATTGAATTTGTAGGTTTATAAATAATACAATAATCTTGTGTAGGAATTGTTTTATTTAAATTAAAAAGTATATTTTTTGTATTTTTACTATTATACATAGATATCAATTTATCTAAGTCATTGACATCTTTACTACCGTTAATAAATTCCAATAAAAAACAGGTATATAGAGTTCCAAAACCAGTAATCGTTTTATGTTCTATAATTAATTCAGCCATTGAGGTTGATGATATTTGTGTTATATTATTATGTATTAAACTTGATATATAGATATTAGTGGCATTGTAGGTGTTTAAACTATTTGGGTATGTAACATTGGGTACATTAACTGGAAATGTTACAGGTATTTTTAAATTACTTGTTTTATTATCAAAAACAATGTCATTTTTTTTTATATCTATATTATTATAATCATAAACAATTTTATTATTTTTATTAGTTTCATCTAATTTTTTAAAAATATCAAATAAAGACATATAAACTATATATTCTAATGATATAGTTTATTTTTGAAAAAATGTTCTAAATTCATAAATAAGGAATGTAATTAAACAATGAATTTTCATACATAGTAACACGGAATGTGTCATTATATCCTTCAACATATACATTATCGCCATTATTGATATCATCGCAACCATATTCACCTGTACAACTTTTACCATTTAAACTAACAGGTAATTTTGTATTCATATTACCTGTGTTAGAAATAGTATAATATTGCCATTTATCGCGACCAGTCATCAAACGGCGACCCATCAACGGTAAAATCATATCTTGACCATTATTAATAGCTCTTGTTAGAATACCTACTTGTTGATAAGACATATTTGTACCTCGTGTTTGAACATTGACTGGGATGCCACGAACATCGCCACTATCTCTTGGAAAATAAATACCATCGGCTTTCATTGGTGGAGAATAAGGGTCATTAAAAGGGTCATTTCTAGTAGAAATTGTTGCTAAAGGAGATATAGATGGAGCATTATTAGGTGGCGCTACAACAATAATATTGGGATTTTTATTATTTCCTGAGTTGTTTTTAATCTGTGTATAATAAATATACCATAATAGTAATACAATAATAAATAGAATAAATAAAGTCATATTTTCAATACAAAATACACCCGGAATACATTTTTTTCCCATTTTAATATATAATTATATAATTATATATTTTACATTTTACATTTTACATTTTACATTTTACATTTTACATTTTACATAATAGACCATTTCCATAAATTGTTTATTTTATACTCCAAAAGCTTTTTTGATTTGGTCACCACCTTTCTTAATTCTATCAGTTCCTTTTTTAATCATTCTTGGTATTTCTACTTTGAAATTGTAATCAATTTCTTTCGCTTTATTCAAAACAGTTTTTGTTTTCAAACGCTTACAATTATAACATTGGTCGCGAATATTTTTAGGCCATCTCAAAACGTTAAACCCAACAGAGCCATAAATTTTACTATCAATCCATTGTGCGTAACCCCATATTTTTTTTTCAGTTGGATATAAATTGATTTTTAAGAACGAATATAAAAACCATAATGTAATCCTAATTGGTAAATACAACATCTGAATAAGTGCGTCTGTAATATAATATAGTATACAATTCGGTAAATTAGATATATATTTAACACCACATATAACATAGGAAAACACAAATTGAGTAGCATAAGCCATTAATAATCCAATATCTTCAAACCCTCTCGCTATACCTAGACCTAAATATTTGAATTGGTCTCCAATACCTTCAAATATATTTTTAAACCCTTCACCAATACCCTTAAACCTTTTTCCAAATTCGGTAAGTTTTTTAAATATGTCAGTAAATTTACCTCCTACATCGTTACCAAATTTTGTAAGTGGGCCTTTGATATCGTCGCCAAGTTTTTTGAAAGGTCTTTCAAACGTTTTTTTCATTTCTTTACCAACATCCCCTACACCAAGTCCTTCCTTAAAAGTTTCTTTAAACCCTTCTTTGGTGCTTTCTTTGCTAGCTTCTTTATTATCTTCGGTTTTAAAAAATTTAATAAAAATAAATAGTAATACTAATATAATAAAAAAGATATAATAGTAATCTTTATACTTCATAATTGTATTAATCTATAACTATAATATTATAAGATTTTATTATTATAATATTTTACTTGTTTTTGGTTCTGTTTTGTTTTTTGTATTATTTATAAGAATATAAATTAATATTTACTGTATTTTTCAAATTTTTCAATAAATCCTTCTGCTTTTTGCATTAAAGGTTCTAATTCAGCCATTCCACCGATAATTTTATTTTGGACTTCCATAAATTCTTTCATTTCATTTGTCATTTCTTCAGTATTCTTTTTGTTTTCCATATTTTCTTTTTCTTCTTCTTCATTTTCCATATTTTCTTTTTCTTCTTCTTCATTTTCCATATTTTCTTTTTCTTCTTCATCTTCTTCG